CTTGCTTATAGTAACGATATTGATAATTTGTTTTTTATTGATGGTGATGTAGGTTGGAATCCTCAAGATTTTTACAAGCTGGTAAAAAGCGACAAAGATATTATCGGTGGATCTTATAGAAAAAAGACTGACAACGAAGAGCTTTACGTTGTGAAAGCTCTTGATAAAGATAATTCTAAATTAAATTTGAGCGTTGATAAAGACGGCATTCTTGAAGTGGCAGGTTTAGGTTGCGGGTTCATGAAAATTTCTCGCAAAGCTATGAACGCTTTATGGGAGATTTCCAAACCGTATACCTCAGAAAAAGGTGACACACGAATGGTATTTGAAGTCGTTTGTGAAGACGGCGATCTTATCAGCGAAGATATTTATATGTGTAAGAAGTGGCGCAATCTTGGTAATAGCATTTATCTCGATACCAACATCACATGTTCGCACACAGGCGCGAAGACGTTCGTAGGAGACGTTGGTAAATGGATCAACTCTTTTAAAAATCAAAATACCTTCAATCCACAACCGACAACCGATCTGTCTAAATATTTTGTAAAGAATAATGATGAAGATGATTTTAAAGTTCTTGTATGACGGATATTTACGCAGACATTATTTTATTTGATAGCATAGGTTCTTCATACGATGGAAATACCATGCACAAATGTGGAATGGGCGGCAGCGAGTTTCAAGCCATTTTACTTCTTGAAGAGTTAGCTAAAGAAGGATATAAAGTTATATGCCTAAACAATTCTAACAAAGAATCTTTTGTAAATGGAGTGTTGTATGCGCCAAACAAGTTGGTTGATAGTTATAAATTCAAGTGCAAGAATTTAATAATCCACAGGTATAGCGAAATTCCTAAAATCGCTCACAAAAAAGCATTCATGTGGGCAACCGATTTGAATGGCGTTCATAATCTAAAATTCTATAAACTATTTGAAGAAAAGAAACTAACTTTAATTACCCTCAGTAATTTTCATAACGATTTGTTTCCAAAATCTTGGGACAAGCATGTAATTTATTTCATGATACCTGATTGGGTATATGAGTATTCTATACCAGAGAACAAGAAAGATTATATATACGCCAGTAGTTTAATGAAAGGATATTCATCCACATTACCATTATGGAAATATCTAAAAAATGAAAAACTACTTAGTAAAACTGATGTATTGAATGTGTGTTTACCGGGATATGACAATCCGACCCAAGACATAAGCGAAAAAGATTATGGAATTAATTATCTTGGAACTTTGAAGTTTAAAGAAGTTATAGAACTGATGGCGAAATGTCGCGGCATGTTTTATGTCAACACTATGCCCGAGACTTTTGGCATAAGCGTTGTACTATCCGACATATTAAAGACGACACCGTTTGTTTATGGTATAAACGGTCTAGGAAGTTTATCTGAATTAATAAATAATAAAAATCTTACTACCGACATGCAAGAATACATTAATATGTTTAAAACTTATTCAAGCTTAAATGAAACGCCGCGAAACTTCCGCCCAAAGATGGTTATTAAATGGTGGAAGAAAGTATTGATTTAAGGTCTAATAAATAATAGACTTTCGGCAATCAATTCGTTCTTATCGTTCATAACTGTTTCGACTGGCATAATATAATCAAATTTTAGATCAAACATTTTGTTTAATATTTGATCTTTATTGCAGCCGCCTTCATTATAATTATTAAAAGATACTTCGGTGATAACAACTTTAGCGTTTTTAAAAGTATTTATACCGCCTTCTATAATATCTAATTCACTACCTTGAGTGTCTATTTTTATAAGATCGTAAATATCTTTCACACAATCATCTAATCTATAAATCGGCAACTCTTCGACTATCAAATTTTGTTCGTTATATGTTTGCGAGTTTTCTTTGTATATAGAATTGCCAGAACAAATTGCACTCCATTTTGTTTTATAAAATTTAGTTGTACCGTTGATTTTACCAAGCAATTTTATTTGATAATCGTAAAGTTGTTTCTGGTATAACTTTTCGCACTCAGCGTTTCCTTCGAATAATAATATGTTTGCGACAGGCCAGATTTGGCGCATAATGTCTGCCGTTTGGCAGACACTTGCACCGATATCTAATATATTTTTAGGATAAAATCCTTTGTCTCTGAGTAAGAAACAAATTTGAGAATAATAGTCATAAGAATAACCCATGACTATTATATAAAAAAAACTTAAGCATTAAAGCCTGGTATTGGATGGAATCCAGAAACACCGTTAAAGCTTGGCATTGGAGGAAATGGAGGTATAGTTATATTTGGAGCAGATGTCGGAATGGTGGGCCACACCGCTTGAGTAATATCTGGGATATCTAACATTGTACGCAACTGTTGTCTGAAATTTTTAAAATCAAGTTTCGCGGCATCAGACATTGGCGAATCAGACGACTGAGTAAAATCAGTTATCACAAGATATCTATCTCTTATTGTTCTTATGCTTTGTTTTAATTGTTGGGTGCGGATTTCTATTTCTGAAGTATCTGCGTTTTGTATTGAATAAGAAATTGTGCAAGTTTTTTCATTAATATTGAGTGTTTTGGTTTCTATCAATTTTTGATCAATGTTTATTGATGGTTTTTCATTAAAGATAGCGACCCAAAACGCTAAATTTGGACTACCTTGCCAAGTTAAATCAGATAACAATTCAGGTGAATTTTGTTCTAAAAAATTAAATCCACTTGTTGGTCCAAATGATTCCGGCAAATAATTTGGGCCTTGAATTATAGAGTAATTCTGATTATCGATTTTGGTGACTAAAAAATATTGTTTGTTGTTCATGTTCTTATATTAGATATTTATATTATGGTATTCCAAGTTTAGGTTTCAAGCTTTGAAGAATTGCATCAGCTTTAGCATAGGTAAATCCTTGGGGATAAGAATTATCTGAATATTCAAATCCTGATAACCAATCACCAATTAAAACATTTGGTAAATAATTATCATCAAAACCACCATATTTGCCAAGAGCAGGAGATCCAGCTGTAGTTAAATTTACTCCTCCGATGCTTGTGTTAACATAAGATTGTCCAGCACTACTATAAATCGCAAAGTATCCTGTATTAAAATATTGAGATTGACCTATTAATGCAATATAACGTCTTCCAGCTACTGGTGAAATGCCAGAAGAAACCGCAGAACCGTTCCTAGAAAAAACATAAGGAGTCACTCCATATCCTGAAGTGCCTAACCAAAAATCGTGAGTGCTTGCCTGATATGCTCCTAGAATAATATCAGCACCATATGTAGTATTAGATGCTACGTACTCCCAACTAACTATAAAAGTGAACTCTGTAGTTCCATAAGCGCTGTAATTACTGCCAGCACTGGTAATAGTTTTTCCCGTACCTGGACTATACCCAGTTGTATTATTTAAATGCAACATTCCTCCATATCTGTTTGGATAATAATCAGTCGCAGAAACATTATTAGCCACAAAATTTGAAGCGTTATAAATAGAAATATCTCTACATGCGGTTAGGCTTTTCCTAGGATTATAACTAAGCCCTTGTCTAAAATTAAGAAGAGTGAAAAAGTTTGCGCCAGATTGACTCGCAATACCTAAACCATAAGGAAATGCGGTTCCGACTATATTTGATGAAGCGTTTGTTATCATAATTTTATAAACTTGTGCTAACTAGCCCTTGAGCAACAACAGTTCCTATCCAAACACCTGTTGTTCCCTGATAAGAGGTTAACATATATACATCTGCATAACCAGATACTCCAGTTATTGTTGGGGTGATACCATTCGCCCATAACACATTAGTCCATGTAATAGAAGCTGTGCCGCCATATTTTATAACTAACATGATTGTATTTACAGAAGGGTTGGCAGTTCTATTGTTATATGTGAAACTAGATATTGTTGTTGAAGCGGCTAAAGTTAAAACATGAATACCAGCAGCATTGACATCAATTGTGCATCCTACTGTTCCGCTTAATGATTGAGATGCGCTTTTTTGAACGTATGAGTTTGCTCTTACGACGTTTAAAATACTTGTGCTTGCTGGATCAGTATAATAAGTGGTATCATTACTATCATAAAACATTTGCGCTCTCATGGACGATCCATCAGCCAATGTATAATCTCCACCAACGACTCTTATTCTCCAATTACCATCTTGATTTAAAAGTCCTACATCATTATTGGTATCTGCGTAAAAATACCCACGAACTGTTCCATTGTGTCCTCCAGTTCTTAATCTTATTCCTTGTGCGCTTGCAGAGCTTGCAACATTCCAATAATTAACACTATCAGAATAAAAATGCTGACCAGTTGCTTCATTATATAAACCATTACCACTCGTAGTACTTCTAAACCAATTTGCAGTATAATATTGTGCTGCTGTTATATTACCGGCTGCGGTAATAGCGTTTAAGTTGCTTGTGCTGGCAGGATCACAATAATATCCAGTATTATCCCAATCATAAAAAAGTGTTCCGCGAACATCGCCTGGAGTCCTAAGACTTCCTCCTCCCCACGCGCCTTTGAACACACCATTTTCTAGTATTAATAATCCATGACTTGCTAGATTACCTGCCGCTCCACCAGCATTTTGATGAGACCAAGCAATACCATACAAATTACCAGTAGTGGTTCCATCAGCGGCTAATTTATAAGAATCACCCATCGCAAATACGCCTTGATATCTGCTTGCAGAATAAACACCAACTACAGTATTTCCATAATTATCATCAATATAAAAATTACCGTTTGCTCTTGTTGCTTTTGTGGCTAAAGTTGTAGTGGCGGAATTACCAGTGCAAGAAGCAGAACTTCCACCAGCATTACCTGTAATGTTTATACTCCATGTACCGCTTGCATTTGCGCCTGTCAAAGATGGATATGAACCATCTGTTACTTGACTTCTAAAATGAGCAGGTGTTGATTTTCTTAAATAATTATCCCCTGTACTTTGTGTCCATATTTGTCCAATTGTTGGATTTTCACTGTTTCCCGCACTGGAATTAAAATATCCACCAAATATATAATTTCCTATTATATGCCCACTACTATCTCTATAAACAATTGTATTTGCAGTAGCAGCGGTTGTAGGATTGTTAAATCCACTGATTGAACCGGCAGTACCTGTACATGAAGTTACTGTTTGTGATGCAATATTACCAGTATGAATCATCTCCACCCAACTTCTTAAAGTCGGCCAAGCACTTCTCCAAAAAAACCTGTTATCTGCTTCTCCTGCACAGAGCATCTGGAAGCCATATCCATTTACATTATTTTGATGATTGTAATGAAGACTCTGAAACCCTACATAGTGACTTGAACTACCCGGTCCGTTTGCTGGATTAGTCCAACTATCAATAAAACCAGAACCCCAATTAGAAAACATGTGATTACAATCAACAGTACTCCAACCCATTGTACCATTACGATAAGCTGCCCCAGAGTTATATCTAGTAACATAAGGTGAATTGACATGCATTGAATTCATGTCGTTGTAAGACATAGTAAGAGTACTAAACTTGTTTAAGTTAGAAGTACCTGCGGGATCTAAATAATAAGTAGTATCATTAGCATCTCTGAATTGAGTACCATCAACATTTCCAGTGAATGCAGAATATCCAACGTAGTTAGAACTATCTAATAATCTAATCCAACTTCCAAAACTGCTATTATAATTTCTTGTCCATAATCCTGTATTCCACATGTTATTAGCAATTTGGAATCCATAAGCTTGATCGCCGGGATTAGATCCAACTGAAAGACCTGTTGTGTATGTACTTGCTGATGGCGCAGATGTTCCACCATCATTACCACCCCAGTTATAGAATGCCCACATACCTGTTCCAGCATGTGGATATCCAGATTGACCACTTGTTCTAGTTGCTGTTGCAGCATTACCAGTACAAGAAGCAGAACTTCCACCAGCATTACCTGTGATACTTCCGGTAATTGTATTAACGACAGTTAAACCAAGTAAGTTGCTTGTACTTGCTGGATCTGTATAATAAGCTGTATTATTACTATCGTAGAATATTGGCGCTCTCCAAGAACCCGTTGCGTATCCAGCCTCTTCAGCAATTCTAAGTGTAAATGGTTCAGCGCCATTAGACTTTCTGAATATAAAATATCCATCACTGGTATTTTGAAAATACAAATGACTACTGTGCCATTGTATTTTATTTTGTTCTCCAGTCCAAGCAGCATGGTCTCCAACAATTGCGCCTGCAATTCTTAAAGAAGTTCCAGCGGCTGGATCTAAATAATATGCAGTATTATCAGTATCATAGAAAATTGGCGCTCTTACTGAAGCGGCAGATGCAAAAATACCAGATTTAGTTTGAGTGCCTGATCCTATATCTACAACTAAATTATTATCATTATAAAGACTCGCAGCACTTCTGACTGGATATCTAGCGAGTATTTCTGCTGAGACGTTATTTGCATTAGCTCTTGTAGTAAATACACTTGAATCGGCAGCAGTAAATGTAGTTAATGTTGAATGATTTGTTGCTGAAACACCATCATACGCTGTTACTGTGGCATTAGAACCAATTGGAGTTCTAATTCTATATTGTGCGCCACCAACGCCGCCACCTCTCAACCATATGATAACTCCACCATTTACTGGATAACCCAATCCAGCAACCATTGTGCTATAACTTTCATTGAACTCAATTATTCTTATCGCTTTATCATTTCCTCCCCAAGCGGTATCACCAGACCATTCCCAATCTAAAGTTAAACCGCCTTTATGACTTGCAGTGTTCCATGTATCAGGTCCAGTCCAATTATAACCTCTAGTAACACTATATCTTCCAAAACTATATAAATATTCTCCTTGTATTAAGACAACGTAATAAGTATTAACATCACCATAAACATATATATCTTTATAATCATTTGAAAGATTATAATAAGCGTTAACGTATAAACCATTCAATACAGAATTACTGGCGGGATCACAATAATAACCAGTATCATTACTATCATAAAAAATAGGCGATCTTAAGCTAGAATTAGCTTGTAATGTGTAAGTTACTGTTGCTCCACCATAATATAAAAATGAAGCGGGTGTAGATTTGTCTCCATAGAATATAAACTCACCACCATATCCTACTCCATAAACAGTTGGATTAGCATCAGTAATTTCCATATAACAATCAAGCCCACCATCTTCAATACCAATTTTTGTAGCTTGAATTGCTCCAGCAAAATATGCTGAATAACCTGTACTTGAAGGATCTACATAATATGCAGTATTATTACTATCATAGAATATAGGTGATCTCACGCTACCACTAGAAAATATATTTCCAGAAGTATCTACTCCACCAACTGTGGCTCCCGCCGCTTCTGAAAAGAAATGAAAATCTGCTGTTCCTACTAATTGCGATGACATTCTTTTTCCAACGTACCAACCACTTCCACTGCCACCAATATATCTAACCATAGCTTCAGAGCCATTTCCAGGATTAATTATTAAATAAGTATTTTTAGCTCCAACTAAACTTAAATTGTATAAAGAGCTTGTGCCATTTGGATCAACATAATAAGCAGTATCATTACTATCATAAAAAAGAGGTGCGCGGGCGCTAGTTCTAAATTCTACATAACTACCGTCTTGATTTGGATAAGCTTTGTAAGACCAATCCCAACTGCTACCATCAGTAGCGCCTTTTCCACCATATAAATAATATGCAGCATCACTAGCTATATGATGCAACCAATAACCTAAACCACCATTTGTTTGTCTTTGAACCATCGAAGCGTATGTGCTACGAATGGTAAAACTTTCATGACCAGAACCAAAAGGTGAACTGCCCCAATCGCCATCGATTTGTAAATATTTTAATTTACTACCAGAAGCGCCATCAATATAATATGCTGTATTATTACTATCATAGAAAATTGGTGCGCGGAAATCAGTATCAGAATTCCAAGTGCCATACAATGTTCCTCCTGAACTTGAACTTCCAAAGTTATATCTTACTGCCCAATTTCCTGTATTGTTTAATATACCGCCGCCACCAGAATCCCAATATCCAATATATCCTTTTAGAGCATCACTTCCGTCTTTAATTTGAATTCCACCTAAAGATGTTGAATCAGATTTAAAAATTAAATATTGAGTGTTGTTTCCAACAAATCTTGTTCCTGCATTAAAATGAATTTGTGCATTATAGTTAATTTCCTTATTTTGCATATGGAAATGTCTACGCCAATTTAAATAAGTTGTATCATTTGTTACATAATCAAATAAAGCAGTATCGGTTCCAGCATTTCTTGTATACCAAGTAAATGTATAACCGCTATCCCAATACCATCTAGCACCATAATCACTACCAGCAACACTACCTTCACCGAAAAATAATGATGCGTCACCAGAATCTGTTGCACCAATTCTTATTATATCATTTACAAATACAGTATCACCACCAGCATTTCCTAAATATGTGTTACCATTAACCGTTAAATCATTGGCGACAGTTAAATTATTTAAATTATTTGTGCTTGCAGGATCTAAATAATATGCAGTATTACCGCTGTCATAAAATATAGGAGCGCGAACATCACCGCTTGCTGTAAATGAACCAATAGCATTAAACTGATATTGAGATGCTGCTGCGGTAGCTGTACCAAAATGCATTCCAATTACATCGTAACCACCTACACCTCCAGATCCCTGAAAGTATGCAAGTCCATAGCCATCAGAGTTACCAAAACTCCATATACGGTTACGACCAGCAGCGTAGGTAGCAGTCTGGAATCCTCCACTAGCAGAGGAGACGACTCCAGAGAACGTCGAGTAGCCACCATAATTACCAGTCGTTAATCCATTTGTAGCTGTAGCGGCATTACCATCAATACTAACTCCAGTAAGAGTTTGAGATGCTGATGCTCTATTGATAGCAACAGACGTTGTACCAATGAACATAGTTTGAGCTATTGCTGCCGCACCTATTTCTGCCAAAGACCAAGCGACGGCAGCACTACCATCAACTGATTTTCCTGTCGAACCAATAGTTAATGTTCTGGCTGTACCCCAACTTGCGGTTGTGATTGCTGCGCTACCATTGAAAGAGGTTCCATTAATATTTCTTGCTGTTTGTAGTATGGTTGCTGTACCAGCATTACCACTAACGCTTCCAGTGATTGTGTTGGCGACAGTTAAACCGACTAAATTACTAGTACTAGCAGCATCAATATAATAAGCTGTATTATTACTATCTTTAAATATAGATCCCCAAATTTCTCCAGTGGTATATAACACTTTATTATTTCTTACTCTTAAATAAGTTTCATCAGTCATGTACCAACCACCGCCCCAACCAAAACCTAATTCTTCGTCTGTTAAGAAAGTCGATGTTGCTCTGCCAAATACAATTGCATCATTATTTCCCAACAATTGAATAGAACCGCTAACGAATAATCTATTATTAGTATTTGAACCAACAACTCTGCTATTGTCATTTATTGTATATGAAAAATCAGTTGTACCTATACCAACATTGCCTCCTAAAGGATTAAGCAAGATAGGCTCTGCTCCGTTATCTCCCGCTGTATTATCATACGACGCTTGAATCCATCCGCCATAAGGAGTAACATTCTGTGTTCCAAATTGTAATCTTACTAAAGAATTTGATCCCGCTAAAGTTAAACGTGCATTATTTGTGCTGTCTGCTGTTGTAGGAAGGCTTACTCCAGCTTTAGATATTGTAGTTTTTGAAAATGCAGTTGTTGTACCTATACCAACATTTCCAGCAACTAATAAAGAAGTACCTGAATTTGCGGCGTCTAAATAATATGCTGTATTATCACTATCGTAAAATATCGGCGCACGAAATGAACCAGACGATGTGGCATTTCCACCACCGAGAGTAAATGTCCATGTTGAACCATAACCATAATTATTAAACTCTACACTGCTTGAATTATTATACAAAATTCCTGAAGTTGTATAAGTTCTAGATCCCCAACTACCATATGATCCAGCCGTTCCGCCCAAATAAAGAATTCCACTTAATTGAGCATCACCGCTTACGCTTAGTCTTAAATCTGGAGTTACATTTCCTAAACCAAGATTTAATAATCGAGAATTACTAGCGGGATCAACATAATAAGCAGTATCATTACTATCATAAAAGATTGGCGCACGAAATGAATTCGGTTCAAGAGTATAGTCAATATATTTTGCTAATTCACCAGTGGTCGCTCCACCACCAAAAATTCTTGTTATACCGCCAGTGCTGCCTAAATTTCCATAACCAATATACATACCATCATTAGTAGCATTATTACGCATAACTCTCATGTTAGCGTATACATCGCTACTTGCAGTATCAAATGCGCTATAAACTCTTAAACTAGATAAACGAGAAACACTGTTTGGATCAACGTAATATCCTGTATCGTTGCTATCGTAAAAAATAGGTGCGCGGAAATCTGACGACGCAGTAACAACTCCATTTTCTTGTACTCTAAATAATTCTGTACCAGCTTTGATTGCATTATTTTGTACAATAAACGCATCGGCTGTAGCATTATTATTACTATCAATGCTTACATATACATTACCCGCACCTGCTAGATATAAACCATTACCTGATGAAGCATTTTGAGCCAAAGTTAAATCATAATTATTATCAACTTTTAAATAAACATTTGAAGGATCAAGTGTTCCAAAATACAACGCTCCAGCCCCTGCTGCTGATGCGATTCTTGCGTCTCCAGTTATATCTAATTTATAACCGGGACTTGTTGTACCTATACCAACATTACCATTGCCAAGAACACTTAATCTTTCATTTAAAGTGCCTGTTTGATATACAAAAAATCCAAGTCTGTCACCGGCAGCACCATTTGCATCATTTACTTCTATTTTTGCTCTTTGACTATTATCACTTACTCTGAAACTAACTACAGGTACATTTGTACTAGTAGAAGACAAAAGAATTCCTGTATTGAGATCTGAACCTCCGGTTACTTTAAATGATCCTCCGTAAACATGTAATTTATCACTAGGACTTGTTGTACCTATACCAACATTACCATCCGCCTGAATACGTAATTTTTCAGAAGAGCCAGCAAACATTCTTATCAACTGACTACCAGCGTCTAAGAAAGCCCCTGTAGCATCAGTTCCTATATAAAAACCATATGCAGATGCGCCAAAACAACCATATCCATTTACATCAAGAATTGAACCGGATCTAATACTTGTTTTACTTACCCCTACGCTGCCCGCAACTAATAAAGATGTTCCAGTATTTGCAGGATCTAAATAATAAGCAGTATTTGTAATATCATAAAACGATTGAGCATAAATATTATTTACAACTCTTACATTACTGTCTGCATTTCCAACTGAAAAAATTTCTGTGCCTTCTCCGACAAGATTATTATAAAACCTAGTCCCACCGTAGCCATAGTAAGCCCCTATTCTTATTCCAGTGTGCCAGTTTAATGTGAGCTTAGAGTAATTGCCTCCAACATTCTCCATCGCGGTGAATATTTTATAGGCTTGGCTGGAAGTATAATCTCCACCAAATGTTAGGCCGGTTCCAGCCGTTCCACCAGCACCAACAGTCCACGGTTGAGCGTTATCAGCGCCAAAATTTAGTCGCGTTAATTGTAATGTGGCAAATGTAGGACTATTGCTACTTCCTACGTTTTGATTAATTGTATATGCAGTTATATTGGCGGCATTACCATCAATACTAACACCAGTTAGTGTTTGTGCGCCGCTCGCTCTATTAAAAACATTTTGTGTAGTACCAATATAATAAGTAGCATTACTTGCTACAGCATAACTGCCAATGTTACTGGCGGTTACTATGGTTGTTGTTGATTGTCCACCATCCGCTGTTCTTAGTGTTGAACCATGATTAAGAATTGCCATATTTTTTTATATATTTATTATGTTACTTATTTAATTGCTTTTTTAACTCTGCGAGTTCGGCGGCCAACTCATTTACTGCACTAATCAATACAGAAGTTAGTTTCGAATAGTTTACACCTAAAGGACGACCATTTTCATATTCTACTAATTCTGGATATACTTGGGCGACTTCTTCCGCAATCAATCCTAGACTGCGTTTGTTGTCTTTTTTGTAATTAAATGATACAGGCGACAGTTTGGCGATTTTGGCGGTTTGACTGCTTAGTTTTTTGACATTTGTTTTGGCGACAACACTTGATGTTTCAACTAATGTTGTACAAGTAATTGTGCCGACGACTTCTAGTTTGGTGCTTGGAGTTGTTGTACCTATACCAACGTTTCCGCTCGTATCAATTCTAACTCTTTCATTGTTATTCGTTGCAAAAATAATATTTCTACTATCAACCGTACCTATACTTAAAGCATACGCTGATCCGCCAGTTGCCCATAAATTATTACCAGCAGAATTATCCAAACCAATTAAACTTCTATTAGATACCCAATTATCATTTGAAAACGCTATATAAAATTGATTAGTAGATGTTGCTGGTTGCAATTGTATAACTTTACTATCGCTTACGATATGTGTTTTACTATTTGGGCTATTTGTTCCTATACCAACATTACCACTACTA